GGTAAGCATGAGGTTGCCACGAGGGTCATCCAATCCTTTTCTGAGTCCTGCGACTGAGAATGACTGGCATGGTGTTCCTCCGACGAGAAGATCGACATTTGATTCAATTGACCACTCCTTAAATTTCGTCATGTCGCCAAGGTTTGGCGTTGATGGATAGTGATGTGCCAGCACCTCTGATGGGAATCTCTCGATCTCCGAATAGGCCACAGCCTCCCAGCCAAGGGGATGCCATGCCACTGTTGCCGCCTCAATACCACTGCAAAGTGATAGATATTTCATGTTGTGTTTTTTATGAGGAAAAAAAAGCCGAGGCTGTTACACCTCGGCACTTGACTGATGTCAGTTAAAACATTTCATCATCTTCAATGGCGGCAGCCATCGAAGTCTTTGCAGGCGCTGGAGCTGGAGCTGGTGCAGACACAAAAGCATCGGCTTTCAATGCTTTACTCGCCACCTCTACAGGCATATGTATGATGGTCTCAGCGTCAGCAGACATACCTAATGGCCGGTCAATCCAGCTCACAATGGTGAAGTTTGGAATGCGTGTCGTGCCCTTGCCGATCTTCTCCAGCTTTGAGCCGGTGTACTCAAGCACAGGCATCTTGCCAGGGTTGGCTGCACGCTGTGCCGCGCAGGCCTCATAGAGGGTCTGAAGCCCAATATTAGGTCCTACACCGTTAGAACTCCACTCCACTGTGCCCAGTTCCTTGTTATAAAACTTCACAATAAAGCCCCTCTTGAATTCGGGGGACGGCTGAGGACCTTTACGGCCGAGTTCGGCATCAGGATTCCATTCGCGCACACCGACACCCAGCAACAGCCAGCCTGTTTGCACGGCGTCGATGTCGAACACGACCTTCTTGAGTTGGATTTCCTCGCCAAGGTTGTTGGTCCAAGCGTTGGCTTGGGGGGAGAAGCGGATGTAGTTTCCAGAGCCGCCAGCAGAAGAGAGATTTAGCATTTTGCGTTTCGCTTTCAAAAGTTACAGGGGTTGCATTATTGACTCAAGCCGCGATCTCTCGCAAGCGTCAAGCCACTTGATACCTTGGCCGTGAGATCGTCCAAGATAACTCTTTGATCCTTTGGAAGCAGTTTCTCTGCCGCCGCTGGAGTAATTAGGTTTGATTCAAATATGTCGACATCGGATAAACCCGCAGCAATCAATTCGGCACGCGCATTGGACTCATCAAGCCACTTGCGTGAGGCGCGTTTAGGTTGCAACTGCCAGCCAGGCACGACCATGCCGTCCTTCTCCATGGCTGACATTGCATGATCTCTGACGGCATCAATGAACTTCTCCACCATCGGCGCACGGTCCAAGATGTCGCTGATCTGCTGCGGTGTGAGAGCCAGCATCACTTCTTTGACGTCATCTTTCTTGAGAGCTGTGATGTCTGGCTGCGCGGCAACCACATCAAAAGATGCCTTTTGAGCAGAGCAAATAGTCTTGGCTGGACACCACTGACAAGCTGACTCTGATGGCGCAAACCTGGGCGCCTGGCTCACAGCATCTTCAATGGCGGGAAGCATGACCTGCGTCTCCCACACGCCCAGCTCGTCAGCACTCATGCGGTGGATGCGCTTGTCGCCATGGTGCGGCTGGATGATCTGGAACTCGACCTCCTTGACTCGCAGGTTGTTGGCCTTCATGGCGCCCAGCGCGTAGATTTTTAGCTGTTCATTGTCTTGAGCGTCCACATAACCGCGCCCTGTCTTCAGATCCGCGATGGTGAGCTTCTCTTTGGTGATGGACCAGCCAACCACGTCAGCAGTGCCTTGCAGGCTGAATTGGGGTGTGTCGTACAGCTTGAACAACTGCTCCACCTTGACGTGCCCTAGATCGTCCTGGATGGCCCAAATGGCTTGCAGGTGTTCCATAGCAAACTTGCAGTTTTCCTCTGTCATAGTGATGCCCTCGACCTGCTGGCCGACAAACTTCATGGGGTCGGTGTCAAGCTGGAAGCAGGTTTCGGCCAGCGCGTGAATGGCTGTGCCAATCTTGGCGGCCTCCCCACTCTCTTGGTAGGGCACAAGCGTTGAGAGCCGCGCAGAGGCTGGGCAGGCGATCCAACGCGAGGCAGAGGATGGCCGCAGTTTGAGTTGTTTCATTCTTGGTCTTCGTTAATGTTGTTGTTGATGAGCAGGACATAGGCGATCTTTCGCACCTCGTTGCTGGCTGCGTGCCCTAAATCTTCGGGGTCCAGCAGGCGCTTCAAGAAGACGATGTGCTGCTGGTTGAGCTTGCGTTGTCTCTCCAGCTCTGTACCGAGCCAGATGATGTGCTCACGCAGGGTTTGGCGCTCTTTGTCATCCATAGTGCTTCCCCCAATATGCGATGAGACTGGCGTCAGATCTGCCGTCATCTTTGACGCGCTTGAAGTCGGCCTGGTTGTCGGGAAACAGTTCCATGGCGCGTGATCGGCTGGCATCTTTGCCAGCGCCTCGGTGCACGGCCTTCACCCAAGTGGCTGGGGCCACATAGGTCACAGGCAGTTTGAATGCGGCAAGGATGCCCTCGATCATGCCGAATGAACGGCCAAAGCTGAAGACGCTGGTGACGCCCTGACCTGCCATGGCTCCCACGCGCTCGCAGTAGACGTGGCAGTCTTTACCAGAATACAGGTACAGCAAGTCGGCCAGCTCGGTGGCAGAAACTTGCCGCTTGGCTTTGCCGTTGCGCTCCACCGTCATGGTGGGCATGTCGAATATCTTCAGGCTCTCTGGTGACATGACGGCGATTGCGCCTGAGAGGCCAGGGTCCACGCCAATGCAGTATTTGGTCATTTGACGGCATCTTCCATGGCTTGGTTGATGACCTTCAGACGTGCTGAGATGAGTGCATCTGCGGCTTGGTCCAGCTTGATGACGCTGCCGTACAGAGGCTCTGTGATGCCGTTAAGCCATCGCGAGACTTGAGCCTGGTCGATCTCTGCGACTCGGCAGACGTCCGACATCTTGTACCCAGCCGACTCGGCCTTGTGCTTGATGTCGTGGATTGCTTGTTGTGAGACTTTCATGTTTAGAATGTTAACCATGTTTTGTGAAGATGGTCAAGTATATGATGAAAAAAGGGGGCTGACTCACGCCAACCCCCAAAGGCAACTGCTGGTGGAGATAACCAGCAAGCCAATTGTAGGGGATGAATACCCGACAAGTTTGTGTGGATTTAATAATAGTTGTTGATGAATTGTGCAAATCGTTTATGATTCACCCATCAACAACGCAACCCCAAGGAGATTTCCAAATGACAAACGCAACACAAACAACTGCTCAAGAAGAACGCAACATCAACATGTATGGCATTGCTGATATTGATGCTTATGTGGAATCTGTCAAAGAATCCATCACATACCAATTCACAGGCGCAAACATGGTTGTGGCTGGCCTGATGTCTGATGCGCAAGAATTGATTGCCGGTGGCGCACAAAACAGCAGCCGTCAAACACTCAACATTGCCAAGCACATTTTGTTTCTGATCATGGACGGCGAATTGGTCGGCACAGTAGAACGCAAGTAAAACCCAAGGGGCTTCGGCCCCAACTTTAAGGAGATCACCATGCCACTAGACGAATCAGATCTTGACTACATGAGAGCGGAGGACTTCTACCGCCGCCGGTATCAGGCCAACCTTGCCAGCCACCACGACTGCCGCGATCCAGATCACCCTGGCTGCGAGCTGTGCGAAGAGGAGAATGAAGATGAATGAGAAGATTCTTGACACGCTGGCGGCCATCGCCATCGGTATTGGCTTTGCGGCACTGCTTGTGGCATGGTGGTCATCATGACCGAACTCCAAGACTTCTGCCAAGAGCCGCGCACCATGGAAGAGCTGATCAATGGCGGCTTCCCGCGCACCAAGATCTACAACGCCGTCAAACGCAAGGAATTGATCAACACCAATGCCCAAGACGCATGGGGACGCAAACAGCGCGGCAAGGGCCTGTTTGTGTCTGCCGTGACCCCTGTTCCATACAACGCGACATTGCTGGTCGCGGCTTGGAATAATCAACTGACAACACAAGGAGAAGCACATGTCTGAAAAAATGCAGATCGAGATTGACCGCGCCGTCAACAAGTTCACCCCGCCCATGGAAGTGGGTGGCGGCTTCATGTTGCGCGATGAGTACGCCAAGCTGGCGCGGATGGCGGTGACCGAGGGCACGCTGATCGGTTGGTCGCACGCTGAAAACATGACACGCGAGCGCTTGGAGAAGAAGATCTCCAACCTTGAGCATGAGGTGCAGATCCTCAGAGAGCGCGTCAAAGAAGTCGAAATTGAACTATTGGCGGCACAGAAATGAGAAAGCTGAACTGGAACCCACCCGCTGGCACAAAGATCGTCTGGCCGACCCTGCACGTCTTTGACGCTGCATTCACCCCAACGCGAGGCGCTGACGTGCAAGCCACATGGCGCAAGCGCGGATGGAAGCCTGTCTTTGGTAACTCGCCCAAGGTCGAAGAGCCGCAACACAAATCAAAGGTGCTGAAACTATGGAAACAGTCTTGAGCTTCGTTCTGCTGGGTGCGCTTGGCATCGCCATCCTGTTTGTGGTGGTCTATGCCTTCATCGTGGTGCTGCTGGACTCTTGGGAGATCAAGTGAAGTGTCCAGTTTGCGCCAAATGGGTCAGCGTGCTTGAGACAAGGGCGCGGCCAAACAATGAGGTGTACAGGCGATACATGTGCGCCAATGAGCACCGTTTCACCACCAAAGAAGTGGTGCAAAAAGTGATTAAGGGGAAGAGTGAATGACTGACAGGCTGCTTGTCGCCTTGGTGTGTGGCCTGATTGGCTGGAATGGGTTATTCCCTGCGCCACCAACGCCACAGTCACTGCGCGAGAAGATGATTGAGAGGCAGCACGCCAAGGTCTGCGAAAAGAAGAAGCTCAGAACCAAGATCAAGAAACTATGCAAGAAATGGGGATATGCATGAATCCAGCTTATTACAAAGGCGAACTGCTTGATGGAATTCAAGTAATCAACAACAAGAAGAACTCTGATGACAGAGGGTATTTCATGGAGATGTGGAAATCAAATCGCAGTGAATACCGCCAATTGAATCTGGCTTCATCCAAGTTTGGCGTGCTGCGCGGCCTGCACTATCAGAACCAGACCAAGTTAGTGATGCCAGTTGTTGGGTCAATATTTGACGTTGTGCTGGACCCTGAGACAGGCAAATGGTTTGGCATTGAGCTTGATGACTCTAAAGCCTTGCTGATACCGCCGCAATATGCGCATGGTTACCTGGTGCTATCTGCGCAAGCCATCGTGCAGTACATCGTTGACGCGCCATACGATCCAAGCCAAGAGAAGATATTTCGCTGGGACAGCTACGGCATTGAATGGCCTTTGGCGATAACTCCAATCATTTCGCAAAAAGATTCAAAGTAACAGCGACACCAAATGAAGTCAGTGCGCCTGCCCCGCATCGTTGACCTGCTGACGCGTCAGAACTTGACTGCGCATGAGCTGGCGGCCACCGTCTACTGCACCCAGCGGTCGGCTCAGATACTTGTTGCCAAGCTGCGCAGATCTGGCTTGGTGTACGTCACAGAGTGGCGCAGGGTTGGCACTGTTTGGGTGGCGGTCTACGCCTACGGCATCGGCTCTGACGCCATCAGGCCAAAGCCTTTGACGGCCAAGGAGAGGCTGGAGAAGTGGAGAGCCAAAGAGTCCCTCGATGACCACGCCTTTCGGATCGCGCGGGAGAGGGCCAAGAAGTGGAAGATTAAACGTGACCCGCTGGTGGCTGCGTTTTATGGTGATAGCAAACCTTTGCGCTGAAACGGCAAAACTTTGGCGCTTTCTGCTGGCTGCGCAGATTCTCGCAAGTAGTTGATGGCAGACTCTTGAGCCTCTTTCAACGTCATGGGCTGGAATTCAGCATTAGAGAATCTCATGCTGTTGAATTCATTCTGCGCCTCATTGAAGTCCTTGAACTCAAAGACATCGCCAGAGTCTGCATTTTCAACAGCATAGCCTTTGCCAGTGCGATACATTGAAACTGATGGATTTGGCGTTGGGTCCATATATTGACCATTAGGATCATTGTTTTGTAGCCAAGTTAGTAGATCTTCGCGTGACATCTTCTTGATCTCTGTTTCGCTTGGTGTGCGAGTCATTTCAAGCAATGATGACTTCTTTGGGATCTCTTTGACCATTCCCTTGCCCACATCCTTAATACTCATCCCAACAGGCAAGCCCTCAGTGGCGCGAATCATCTTCATGCCCTTTGGCGCAAATGGCGCAACAGTCATGATGGCCTCGGCAGTCTCAGGCTTGAGCAATGGCACATTGGCGCGGCCAATGTTGGTCAGTGGCTCGCCATAGGCCAAACGCTCTGTCGTTTTTGGGATACCAGTTGACTCCAGCAAACCCGCCAAGCCTTGCATCTGCTGCGTCCTTTGCGGGTCGCGCATGTACTCCAAGCCGCCAGCCATGGCGTCAGACAACAAGCCCAAAAGCTCATTGCGTGGTGTGGGGCGCATTGTTGCCATGGTTTATTGTCCTGCGAGATTTGATCCAATGATGCCAGTCTGACCGCCAACATAGCCACCGCCAGCGGCAGCCCTTGCGCGTGATTCGTTCATGCGTCTGATTGATTCTGACAGATCAAGTAGCTTTTGTTGCTCGCGTGACAGCAGGATGCGTCCCATCTGATTGCGCACAGCCTCTGGCGTCTGGACACGGCCAATCAGGCTTTGTGCAGAAGACACCATGCCTGGCACATTGCCAGTGGCAACGGCCTGACCTGCTTGCATCACTGGTGCGACATCAAGGTCGGCCATGCCAGCAGCGCGCGCCATTGTTTGAGATCCACGGCCAGCAGACTCCAAGCCTTTCAGACGCGCCTCTTGAGCCACTGCTGATGCGAATTTTCGATAGTCATTGCCAAATACGGCCTTCAGACGTTCTTGCGTTGCAGGCTCTTTCCACATCTTCAACAATGACGTCTGACCAGCCTCTGTGCCAGTCTTCTGGCGCAAGGCTTGCAAAGCACCGACTCGGAAGGCATCCAATTCTGATGCCGTTAAGTCGCGCAGCTCCTGCTTGAAGTTCACGATGTCACCTGTCATGGCCTTGCGGCCAAGCTCGGCGGCGTCCATCATCTGAGATGGTCCTGCCCACTTCTCCATGGCCTGTGCGTAGGCAGACTTGCCGCCAACTTTTGGCGACTTCTCGCTCAATGTTGCGATCAATTCACGGCGCACATCGTCATAGGCGTTGGCCTGCTGACTGCTGCCTGATCGTTTCAGGCTTTGTGCGGAGTCGTACAGTGACTGCTTCAATGTGTCCAGCACGTTCATGGGGACTGGCTGGCCTGGTTGCAGCCTAGACAAGTCAATGGTCTGACCAGTCTTTGTGCGGTACAGCAATTCAGCAGCGCCTTGCAGATTCTCTGATCGTTTCAGCAAGCCCATCAGCTTGTCATCCACTTGGACAACAGCTTGGTCGATGGCGTTGTAGAACGGTCTAGATTCGACACGGCGCAGTTCGCTAAAGTTGTCAATGCTTTGCTGGAACTGTGCGCCGCCAGTGCCCAAAGCCTCATCAGCAGCAGTCACAAGACGGCCAGCACGGCCAGCTTGGCGCTCTCTGATGGCACGCTCCAAAGCCTGCTTTGTCTCGCCTGGCAATGTTGCGATGGTGTCCAACAACTGACGCATATTGGCTCCACCAACGTCAGCAATGCGAGCCTCACCGCCAAGTTTGCCCATGCGAGCTTGGGACATGGACAAGGCGCTTTGCAACAACTCTGGCGGTGTGTCGCGCAACAGCGCCTCGGCAACCTTTTGCTGCGCATAAGTTTCAGCCCTAGCGGCCTGCCCTGATGTTGGAACTCTTGCGGCGATCTGACGGCCAGCACCACCAAGCACCGCCATCACAGGCTGAGAGACTGGTCCAACTACACCGCCAATGGCGGCGCTTTTGGCAACGTCTTGCGTGATGTCGCCAATGGTTTCACCCTCTGATGTGCCAAGGCCGCCAATGGCGCCATAACCCAAGCCTGCGGCGCCAGCTTGCGCCATGCGTTGGCCCATACCCATCAATTGACCTTGTGCTGGTGGCTGAGTCAAGTATTGACCAATCTGTGCCAGCCTTGGAGATACAGCCTCAATGGCTGGAGTGACGGCGCGAGATACGGCCTGACCAACTCTTGCAGGGGCACTCATCATCAATGTTGGCAAAGATGCGCCGACCTGCAAGCCTGTGGCCGTCAAAGGATTTTCTCTGGCATAAGACTCGGCAGCGCCGCGCAAAACATCGCGCTGCTCTTGGTATGCCTGTGACAGTGGTTTGCCTTCAGTGATGGCCTTGTATGGGGCTGCAACAGCGCCAGCCAGTTCATCGTAAAAGCCCATTGTTGGGCCTTGCATAGCCGCCAAGAAACCTTTCTCCAGATTCGATTTCTGTGCGCCAGCTTCATAAGCAGGCGACTTGCGCTCAGACAAGAACTTGAGCACTTCTGCTGGCGTGTAGTTGTTTTCAACTGCTGTTTGTATTTGTGTATCAACGCCAGGCAAGCCAGACAAGAACGTCATGATCTCATCGTCTTGATAACCCTCTTTGCGAGCTGCATCAATTTGAGCTTTTATGCTGTCCATAATCTAGCCTTATCTTTTAAAGATTTCTGACAATGGTTTGCGCTTGGCTGCACCGCCAGGCTGACGAACAATTGACGGCAATTTTGCAGGTGCGCCAAGCGCTGTATCAAGCGGAACGCCAGTCTCTTTTCCAAAGTCGAGATATTCATCGCGCTTTTGGTTGTATGCCTGTCCAGCCGCCGCATACAGTTCATTTGACAATTGTTTGAAGTCGTCACGTTGTGTCGGTGTCAACTTCTCACCAGATGCCCACAAAGTGAAGTAGTTTTGCAATCTATCCATGCGACCTGATGCCGCCATCGCAATACCCAATTCAGTTTCACGAACGACAGAACCAGGATCAAGCAATTTCATAACTTTGGTTGCGCCAGCCACATCACCGATTGGAGTTCCCTGATCAAGTGATGTGATGACCTGACCATAAGCGGCCTTCATGTCGTTGTAATCTTTGTAGATTGGCTCAGACATGAATGTCTTCTTGGCCGACATCTTGTTCTCAAAACCCTTTTGGCCGGTTTCAACATTGACGTTACTTGCGCCAGAACGCTTCAACTTCATGATGTTTTCAAACGTCACAGGCACGCCAGCAGCTTGAAGCAATTGAACTTCGTTTGGCGCGGCTTCTGGTTTGTCAAGTGAACGCAAATTCGTCAAATTCACGTCCAAGCCCAAAGCCTTCAAGATTTTGATCTTCTCTGGATCAGCCTCTGGCTTTTCAAGCAAACGCAAGTTCTCTAGGGTTGGCTTCATGCCAAGTTCGGCAAGTAGCTTTGCCTTTTCGCTTGGCTGAGTCAGCTTGAGCATTTCTGGAATACCCTTCTCAGCAGGCAAAGCAGACAGCATTGCACGCTGTTCGCGTGTCAATACTGATGCGCCACTAGGCATGACGCTTGGCGCTGGTTGGCCGATCATCTCTGCGCGTTCAACTGTTGGACCAACAGGCATACCTGGAGCCGAAATAGCTTGCTGTGGCGTGATCTCCATACCTTCGGTAGGTTGAGCGCCGCCCATCAAATATCGCTGATAGGCTTCTTGTGAAGCCTGTGCGCGTTTCGCCTCGTCCAGCTTCTGCTTAGTCAGCAAATTGGTGATGGCATTCTTCTGCGCCTCAGAGTAGCCCTGCTGCCCAGCGGCAACGCCAGAGCTGAGAATCTGCATCAAGGACCGTGGTGTAGTGCTGGGGCCGCTGGCCTGACCAATAGCCATGGCGGCCTGCAACAGGCCTTGTCGCTGCATTGCCTGCTGCTGTGCTGGCGTCAAGTAGCCCTCAAGGCCAGTCTCACCGCCACCGCCAAATAGATCGCCAAGCAGTCCCATGTCAAATGATGTTGCCATGTTTTTTCCTTATGCCTTCTTAGGTTGCAACAAAGAACCAATATAAGCGCCAGTAAAGCCGCCAGACAATGCACTGCCAATCGGGCTGTTGTACAAAGGCTGTGATGATGATCCTCCAAGATTTGCTGGCTGCATTCCCAGCGCTCCGCTAGTGATGCCCAAACGCTCTAATTCAAGATTGCGCTGTGCATCAAGTCTTTGCTGATCAAGTTTTTGGCGCTCCAGCTGCGCAAGCATCACCGCGTTTGCGCCAGTCAGTCCAAGGTTTTGCTGTTGCTCACCAAGCCTACCAAGCTGACTAATAGCAGACTGACGCAAGCCAGCACCAGAGATGCTAGCCTGTTGATTCGCCAATGCGGCTTGCTGTCTCAGTTGGGCGTTGGCCTGCTCAAGCGTCAAAGAGACACCCTGATTTGCCATCTGTGCCTGCAATTGGCGTGCAGCATCAGACTGACCAAACTGAGCGGCTTGCGAAAATCCAGCCTGACGCAATCCAGCAGCAGTTGTACCTGCCTGACGCAATGCAGCCTCATTTGTCAGCGCAGACTGAACGCCTTGGCGTGATCCGCCAAAGGCGCGAGCCTGAGTGGCTCTGGCTCTGTCGGCAATGTCTTGCATCTGACGTGAACGCTCAATATCTCCCAAAGTGCCTTGGACTACTTGCTCTTCATATGGGTTGAAATAAGCACTCATGTACTGAGAGCCAAGCTGACCAGTTACATCTTGAACAGCGCCACGGTCGGCCTGTGCAGCGGCAATTTGTTGAGGAGTAAATCCAGCCTCAATCATTGCAAGCCTTGCGGCCTCATCTGTTGTCTGCTGACCCTTCCCGCCAAGTCCAAGGTTTTTCAGTTGAGCCTCGGCCAAACCATAGTCATCAGTAAAGCCTGCAAACTGACGCACACCCAAACCAGCGGCGGCAGCCTTGGCCCGCTCCAGATTAGCCATGTACTCACGCTTGATGTCGGGATCAATTGACGTGGTGGTGGTTGTTTCTTTAGGTGCATTGGCGGCATCAATTGCGCCAGTTACAGCCCCAATCGCGCCGCCCACAAGGCTTGGATTTTCCTTTGCAAAATCTACTGCGTCAGAAATAAGGCCAGGGCCACCAGCCGCTGCGGCAGCGCCTGCCGCTGGAGCTGTTGCACCTACCGCTGGAGCCGCCGCACCCGCCACTGGAGCTGCTGCGCCTGCGGCTGGAGCTGCTGCACCAACTGCGGAAACCCCAAGATTTGTAGCGCCGCCAGCAGCAGATATAAGCTCTGGAGACATATAGCCCGCAGGCGATGCCGCAACGGATGAGGGGCTTGTATAGTATGCGCTAGACGCATTTGAACCAGCGGCGGCGGCAGAATCAGCGGCGGCAGTAGCCGCACCACTTATCTTGCTTATTGTTCCAGCCGTGATGCCAGCAAGTGCCGCATTCTTCAAAACATCTGATGGCTTATCACCCGCAATTGCACTAGCACCAGCCCCCAAAGCAGCCGCACCAGTAGCAGCAATAACTGCGGCACTAGCACCTGCACCTGCAATCGCTGTTCCAAGCGCAGGTATTAGAGGAGGAAAGACAATTGACGCAACTGCCGCAATAGGCTTGATATTTTTCTTTACCCAAGTACCAAGTTTTTTCAATCCCATTTCACGCTCCCAATTCGCCAGAGGCCATCATCTCTTTGACAATCTCTCGCGTGGCAACAAAAAACCCAATAAGCTGATAATCAATATCGCCAGACATATCAGCCTCTTCAGCCAAACCATTTTGAACAACAGCTTGCAAAAACTGAGGATATAAAGACTTGTCCTTCAAGACTGCTTCAGCCATATTTCCAAGCTGAATCAACATATTGGGGTCAAGACCCTCTTCCTTGATTGACTCAATCAGGTCGCGTTTTGCTTGTGCTGTGTCTTGCGCTGTCGCCATGTTCGTTTCCTTTGCAGTATTCTATTTTGCGGTGCGGCTCAACGCTTACCCGCCGCCACAGCTTCCAATCTCATGACGCCAACTCGCCAATCGTCTAGCAGTGCACCAGTCACAATCATCTTCACCTGACGGCCAGAGAACCGCGCATCTGTCGGCTGTGATGCTGAATATGGACCGTGTGTTGTCTCTGTTGACGTTGGATAGAGTCGCGTCTTGAAGCTGATGGCAACCTCACCCAGCGTCTGCTCATCAGGTATCACCTGACGCACCGACATGATGTTGTCACCCTGGCCAATCTCAAAGGGTCCAGACTCGGCATAGACAGTCCCGCCGTCATACGCAAAGCCAACCTCATGCTCGTAGATGTAGCCGTCAGTTGACACCATCAAAGGATTCAAATAGACACCCCGATCTGTGCCAGCCGTGCGAGCCATGGAGCCAATATTCCAGTGATTCTCGCGGTAGTTGTATGTGACGTAGGAATCAACTTCGTTGCTGGCGCTTGATGGGTAGAACCACCAGATCTCGCCATACTTGGAATTGTGAACCGCATAAACCTTGGAGGCTTGGTTGTAGTTCAGATTCTGGAACACATAGTCAGACACATCGCAGGGCAGTGGCTTGACATAGCCGTCAAATATCCAGAAGCCTGATGAAGACATCCACATGGCGGCAGTGTCAATGGCTGCCACAGCCTGCGAGGAGATCAAGCCACAGCCACTGGCGGCCTTCTCAAAGGAGTACACATAGGGGGCGCCGATGTAGCTGGCGGTGTGCACGTCAACGTCAGTGAATAGCAAGTTGATGCCGCGCACCTTCTTGCCAGCCTTCAAGGCGCCAACCGTCTGCAATTCAAAGTCACCAGCTTGGTTGGTGGCCGCAGCCGTCCAGACAGTGTTGTCCTCTTGATCGCACCACTTCACCAGCCGAGGATTGCTAGACGCGCCCAAAGCAAAGATAAACCTTTCGGCAGTTGACATCACCGCCGCACAGCCTGTCGGTGCATTGGCAATAGCCGCTGCCACTGTTGGCGTTGAGAATCCCAACTGCCACTCGTACAGCTTGCCATCAGCATCAGAACAAGCAATCAGATACTCACCCCATGTGTCCAAGGACCATGTGGTGGCTGGCGTCACAGTGCCAGTATCTGGCCGCGCAACGCCATAAGCAAAATTGCCGTAGGTTGAATAGCCATAGCCAGTCTTGGTGGCGGCGTTTGCAACGCCAACAGTCAAGCCTGTGGGTGTAATGTCTTTCAGCGTCCCCGCCTCGTTCATGGCGTAGAGCTTTGATTCAGTACCTGCGGCAATCCAACGATCTCCGCTGTTGTCCCGCCAAGTTAAAAGGCCACGACATTTGCCTGTCAGTTGGCTGCTGGAGCGCTTACGCCACCCGCCAATTGGGCGCAGGGTATTCTCAAACCAGCGAACTAGGTTGGCGTCAAACCACCGCCCAGCAGACTGATATTCAGTGCCGTTTCGGTAGATGCCTGGTGGGATTTTTAAGGGTACGAATGCCATGGCTTAATTATGCGGTTTCTTGCGACAAATTGGACACAAAGCTCAAAGTGGCAATTACTGATGGAACTGCCGGTCTGGTGGGCGAGCTGCTGGTTGCAAAGTGCTCAAGGCTGACGCCCACATCTGTTGGCCGCCACATGATCTCTACATAGTCATTGGCCGCCAGACTAACAAATAAGTTCAGCGCGGCAATCAAATGGGATGGGTCGCCTCCTGATTTTCTTGCTGGAGGGTGAAATCTGCTATTTGAATTGGCAATGTTTGTGCCGTTCTTGCGAAGCCAGACATCCACATCTTGGCCGTCATTGGTGGTGTTCTTGAACTGGATGCTGAATTGCAGGTTGTAGATCCCAGCCTGCGCCACATTTAGTCTTGACGAATTTGACAAGGTGACACCATTAGTGAAGTCGGTGGTGTCAAAGGTGATGGCGTAGGCCGTGGTGGTATTGGCCGCCGTCTGGTCTGTGGAGTCCTGAAACGCGCCGTAGGGTAGGTTTAGAAACTTACCACCCCTTGGGCCAAGCAACGCACCAAACAGGTTGCGCAGCTTGTTGAAGTAGACATTGAGGCCGCCATTGGTCTGCCTGAAATAGCTTTCGCTGTAAAGCACATCAGGCGTCCCCAAGTTGGGTGGCGCCGGTGTGTCGAGCTGCTGAGTCAGATTGGTAGCCATGACCTAAATTATGCGACTAGACCAGGCAGATATTGCGTCTTACCGGCAACCTTGGTGGCCGTCAGTGATTGACCTTTAAGATTTGATGGTGAGAATGAGCAATGCACCCACCCCGCATTTGGATCATCCCCGCCTGGAACCCAAAATTCCAAGATCAATTGCGTGTATTTCAGATTACTTTCAATCCACTCTGCCAGCTCTGGATTGGGAACGCCATCAATTTCAAAATCGCAGGCTTGGCCTTTGCAATGGTCTGAGGTTGCCGATCCTCCTGTGGCTTGATTCAAAGCAGAACACCTAAATCCAGATGAGATCTTGACAGGCTTG